AAATCAATTGATTGATAGTCTCAAACAGTTGATTTCTCATCTCTGTGCCACTGCTTTCCATGACAACCCCTTTATGCGGCTAACTTGATTTGCTTGAATGATGCTGTAGCCAGATCAGCAACGCTATTGATTTCAATGTTGTTCGGGTACATGCGTGACAGGTCAGCGTGTATGCCTACACCTATTGTTGTGATGCCCAAGCGTTCGCCCGACTTAGCTTGGCTCATGCAACGGTTTTCATCGTCATGATTAACACCGCCGTCAGCAAAGATGAATACAACCTTGCGCTGTTCGGGACGGTTCAGCAATAGGCTATGCGCGTAGCGCAGGGCGGCACTGTCAGAGTTGTCACCGCCAGATTTCAAATGGGAGATCAAAGGCAGTGCCTTAGCTTTAGTCATGTTCCAAGGCTTGAGCATTGATGTTGTAGTGCCGAATGTAATGACGCTGGTAGCTACACCCGCGCGATCCAGTGTGTCGAGCATGGTTGCCATGACAGGTGCGGCGGCTTTCATGTTATCGTCGAACATTGAACCTGAGCAATCCATGATAAATACAACAGCAGAATCTATGCCGCCCTCTTCATGATGACGTTTAAACACCCGATCATTGCCTGCCGGTATTGTGTGCAAGTTTCCTACGTCCAGTTGACCATGTCGGCGATTGAATTGATACTCATCAATGCCTGACATTTCAAACAGGCGGCGTACTTCATAGCGCAACTTAGCACCGCCAACTGGACTCAAATCCCATGTAACCCAACGCGGATCGCCCTTTTCAGCAACGTGCTTGCAGTCCTTGTCGAGGGTTGTAGATGGTGACCATGATATGCCGCCGCTCACGCCCTTTTCGCGGTCAAGTGTGGGTTCGGGGTTGACTGCATCGCCACTGTCAATTGGCTTGATGCGCTTAGGCTCGCCGTCCTCAGTGGGCTTACCCTCGCCCTCTCCCTCGCCGTCAGTAGGCTCGCCATCCTCAGAGGGTTCACCGTCAGAGGGTTCACCGCCGCCGTCAGTGGGCTTGCTACCGCCGTCAGTGGGCTGATCAGCGGGATCATCGCAGGGTTCGCCCTCGCCGTCCTCATCGCCGTCATCTTCGGGCTGATCTTCAATAGCCTGTGCCAGTTGGTCATAAACCCAATCAGCCAGATCACGCACCTGAGCGGAATTGGTGCAGGTGTTTAAACGCACTCGCGCCTGTTCAAATATTGGCAGGACGGTTGGATGCACTGGTACTTTGCAAGCCGCATGATTGCGACAAAATACAGCAATGACAAAGGGGAATTGCGAGGGATCAGACCAGTCTCTGACATTCTCAAGTCCATCTTTCACCATATCGTTGATCAGAGTGGACAGAACCTCACCGATATTGCCCGTCAGACCAGCGGCAATTGCGGTGTTTTCGATGCGAGCATCTTCTAAACCGTTCGCAAGCATACGAATGTAATGATTGCGATATGTCACGCCGAAATCGGTGTACTTGCGGTGCAACAGTTCATGCACAATGAACCCCAAGTACCTCATGAATATCTGCGCGGTGACCACGGTATCATCTGCGATATCGCACAAAACGATTGTGCCTTTTTTGTTGATACAGGCAGTGGGAATAGTGGCATCCCACACAATGGTGACCTTACGCAACTTCATTGCGCTTGCTAACTTGTGGGCGGCATCTTCGATACCCTTACGCAATTCCCAACCACGCATAAATTTTTTCATTTTGATAACTCCCTTATTTGATTGACTTTGAAACGCTAGGACTATTGTACATGATAACGCAAGTCCTTGCAAACGGTTGACAGGGTTACAGATTCTTTTCGATGAAATCTGCGCTGATGCAAGCAGTCTTAATTGCGTGGACTGCAATAGCTGACTCGCTAGGTTGACGGTTGCCAATTGCCGCCGCCCATGCGTCATCAACGGTCATCAAGCGGAGGTTCTTCACAAAGTACATGGTCTGGCGAATCGATGGCGCATCGATGATGTCGCCCGAATCAACCTTAGCGCGGAATGCACCCAAAGCTTTGACAACGTGCGTTGCCAATGCCTTTGAACAGCCTGTTCGGCGGGTGACAATGTCAACTTCCATCGCTTGCGACATATGCTCAAACTTGATGATTGAGCAAAACCGTTCAGCAGTCGCGCTGTTTAAACGGCGAGTCCCGCCGTACAGACCTGAATCATCGCCGTTTGTCAGCGTGTTGTCAGCACCGAACACAATGACACCGTTAGCACGGCGGTGTACCGCACCGCCATAGCTGATTACAGGATTTAATTCTAAGAAGCCGTTAAGAATTGCCAATTCCCCTGCGTCAGTCATACTCAGTTCATCCAACAGCACGACAGTGCTAGGGCTAGTCAGCCCCGCCAGAACAGCGCCTTTTTCAAACACGGTGCTACCCGCCGACATGCCTTTGCCGCCCATGAAATCCATTGCAGTGGTGTACTTGGTGAATTGGAATCTAACGTATGCCCTGCCTGTGTAAGCGGCGAATTGCTCAGCCGTTTGCGATTTTCCAGTACCTTTAGCACCGCCGAAAAACAGGTTGTCGTGCGTACCCTGCACGCCCAAAATCGCCCGCAGAATTTTCTCAGTCCATACCCAATGAGGATCGATAGCGGGGGCGGCAGGATGATTCCAGATATCTACCATTACCTGATCACCATTGCGCTCGCATATGTCTATGCCAAATACATCCAACGCAGAGCGGCGGTTGGTAATGTGTACACCCGACAGGTCAGCGACAATTGATTCAGCACCAGCGTCAGCAACAGCCTGTTTAAACGGTGCAAACTCTTTAGCGATTAACCGTCCAACCTCAGCCGAAATAGTACTAATATCAATTTGAACAGGTCTTTCAACATAAGCAGTAATACGATCATTCATTTCGGTCAATGTCGTATCAACATGATTTGTAACAGTACCCGCAATAATCACCGCATCCTTTGCCCTGCGTAGTGCGTCAGCCACTTCGCCCTTAACTTCAAGACTGATCTGCTCCGCGCGGTTAGCGACTGCCACTATTGCATCAAGCTTAACTGCATCAACGGCACTAATAGGGGGCGGTGTAAACGGCGCGGCGGCTTTGATATCGTCCAAAGTCCAGAGTCCGGCGAGTACACCCTTAGCCAGAGCGTGAGCGCAAAACCCGTTAGGGTTAACGCTAGGGATCACCTCAGCGGGGTAAGCCCACTTATATGCACCTAAAATCTTAGCTTGACCAAGTGACAGAATGGCGAGTTGTAATTCTTTTGCAGTCATGATTTTCCTTTCAGTGTTTAAACAGTTGTTTCGAGAGTAAAAACTTCGCCGTCCAGTGGACATGTCGGCAACCCCATCGCCGCCCACTTACTTGTGAGCCGGACGGTGTAAGAGCAGTGAGGACAGAATGCTTTGAGCATTCGGGTACTTTGTGTGCGAGCGTCAGCTACACCCAAGGGGGCATGGGGGTAGTCACCCAACCCGCTGACCATCTCGCCGTACAGCGTGGCAAACTGAGGTGAACCCTTGCAAGTTTTCCATTCATCGGCAGTCGTTTTGTTGGTAGGCACAAGCCCCATTTCAGATGCGATAACCGCATATGAACTACCGTAAGACAATGCACCAGCAGTCGCACGGCAAAGCTGAGACATAAGCACAATGAAAACTTCCAGCGGTTTAGCAACTGTCGGGCTGACGCAGATTTCGATGGACTTGTCGGCAGAGTCACCAGCGGCATGGCAGTCACCAAGGCGGCGGTTGCGTTTAAAGTTGATGGGATGACCAGCGGTCACGCGAATGCGGGTTGGCAGTGGCTTGCCCAACAGATCAAAGATGGGGCGAAGCTGTTCGGTTGCGGCAACCAACCAGTCCTCGCGGGTTGAATGAGTGTTCATGATCGATAACCTTTCAGAGTGATAGTGATAGTGAATGATGAATTGCAAGGACTAGTATAGCATGTAAACGGCAAAGGGTTTACACGCCGTCAGAATTATTTTGATTGAGTGCATCAGTCACGACATGACCTAGATACAGTCCGCCCACGATCAGTGCCAATTTAAACAAGAAGCCGCCGTCCAGACCCTCAGAGCCGAACACAATCAAAGCGGTTGCCATTAGAGTGATGAGAATGTTGTACATGATTAAACCTTTTTGAAAGTGATTGTTTTGATGGTGTTGATGGCGGTTGCAACGACAGCATTCCAGCTTTTGATAGTGGCGGCGGCGGGTAACCAGATCGGACGTTTATGCTGATGAATTTGTTCTGAGCCGAACGGCAAAGCCACGCCGTTCAAAAAGACTCTGGTGCGAACGTCATTACCCCAACCCATCGGCGTACCGTAGTCAAACAGTTCAACACGCACGGCATTACGTTTAAACGCAAAGCTGATTTTGTTGATGGCGGGGGCAGTGCTGATCACCTTGTCAGCCTTTGTCATGTTGATAAGTACTTGCATTGTTTACCTTTCAAGGTACTGGTTTAGTGGGAAATCCACTGATATGCCCTATGGGCATACCGCTGGATTTACAGCGAGTCGATCAGCAAGTGCGCGGAGCGGACGGCACGGCGGGTACGCAGGGACTTCGACTGCAAGACCATCCTACGGTCACGCACTGCATCCAGTTCAGCGTAAAGCTTGGACACATAAGGGTGAGACATGTCCCTGTCGTACAGTGCAAGGGTTGAATGAATGTCTGCGATGGCAAACTCGCATTGAGCAAGTGTGTAGCCACTGACTTTGTTAACGGCGGTTCGGTTCAGATCGGTGTATGTCATAGGTTCTTTCAGCGGTTGATTTTGAATGTCAGGCACTCGTTGTACGTGCCTGTGAAAATGATGCGGTAAGAGTTGCGCACGGTATCGCCTTTGCAGACAATGACATTACCGTGGGCGTTGATCTGAGCGGTGTACATAATTTCCTTTCGGTTGTTTAAACAGTTGATTACCAGCCAAAGCGGTCAGCGCAGATCTGACCAATGCCACGGGAGATGGATTTAGGATCGGTGAGGGTACGTGCGCACACTGAGCATTTGCCAAACTCTTTGCCATAGGCAATGGCGGCTTGCATAGGGTCACGACTGACGCTGACAATGGATTGCTCTTGGTCAACGGTGCAGGATGCCACTGCGAAAAGCTTACCGCCGACAACCTTGCCAAGGTAGGTCTCACCCTCTTTGACGTAGATCGCACCAGCGTTCTTGCCCGTGTCGGGGGCAGGGCTAAAGGTGAACACGTCCAAGCGCAATTTGGGACGCAAGATACCAGCGGCTTTCGCCTTGGCAAAGGCTTGCTCCACGGGTTCAAGTGAAACAGTGGGGGCGGCGGCGTGGCGGGTAGACTGAAGCTTGCGCTTTGCGAGAATGCGTTGCACTGCACCCAATTGGTTGTCGGTCAGTCTGCCCCACTTGCGCAGGGAAGCCAACAGGGAAGCGGCAAAGTCGAATGACTCTGCGCTATCAGTCAACCACTGGTATTCGGCAGGGTTGGCATCGATCCACGCAAGCATGGCGGGTGAGGCGGGTTTGACGGGCGCATTAACCACGGCTTGGCGGTCAGCGGCGGTGTAGTTGGTGTAATTCATGGTGATACCTTTCGGGTTGGTTGATTAAACAGAGGCGAGAAAACGTTCAACACTGGAGTCGATCCAGTATTCGGTTGCAAGTACATCAAGCACTTGCGCTTTGTTGTAGCCCTGTATTAACAGGGCTTCGATAACTGCTTTGAGAGACTTAGTCATTGTGATAGTCCTTGTTGTTTGCGAAGTAATAGTGCTAGTAGACCACTTTGTTTAAACACTGTCAAACAGGGCTTTTAAAACTTGAGCAATGCATAGGGTTATTAGCCTATGATGTATGCAAGTGCTTACTAACATAGACAAGGGGTTTGAATGCGTTCTTATATGTATGCCATGATGCTGAGAGATTGTGTACTGAAGTACTAGTTTGATATGTAAGTGGATGGTGTTACTGACAGGCTAAAAACTAAACAATATAGAAAAGTATTACAAAACGACTAGGAACGCCTACAGGGCGTGTAAACGGTCTGGCTAGGGGGTAGGCTAGGGTAAACGGGGAAATCGCTTGTAGGGCTGTTTAAATCGATTCTAGAGGCATGTATGTTTATACAGGTGTTTAATCTGAAAGGATTCAATTACCTATGATTACTGCGGTCTGATAATACTGATAGGTTATATGTGGATAGAGTTGGGGATAATCTGTGGATAAAAGCACTGGATGGATGTACAGTAAAAGAATAACTTGTGGACAATGCGAACAATACTGTTTAAACTGTCAGTCTGTGTTTATGTACAGGCGGTAGCCTGAAGCTGGGGATTATCAATATGGAAAAGATATCAAAAGAAGAGTATTTGAGGTCACTTGAGATAGCAGATCAGTTTGATGAAGATGATCAGGTTGATAACGATCAAGCGGACGGTGAATACAGCGAAGCGGAGCGGTTAGCCGCCCACGCAGATGCACCAATGCTAAGGGCAGATGGAAAGCCACATGGTAGCGACAATCACACAAGGGTAAGAGCATTGACAGTAAGCCAAGCATTGTTTGCCCAAGGGTTGATACAAGGGAAAACCTACAAACAAGCATACAAGGACGCATACCCAAGTGCGACAGGCACTGACGGCAGTATCACGACAAGTGCTTACAGACTAAGCAGGGATTCACGTATAGCGGCAATGGTGAATGATGCACTGGAAGAAACAGCGGAACATCTTGCGGAAGATAGAGCGGCGACTCAAAGGTATGTATTGAGACAACTTGTTGCACATAGCAAGAGTGCAAAGCAAGAGGGTACGAAATTAAAAGCACTAGAACTGCTAGGTAAGTCTGCAGGGCTGTTTACACATAGTGATGCTGACAAGGCAGAGCCTGTAACAGCAGAACAACTCAAGCGCGAACTAGGTCAACACCTCAAGCTTGTGCGAGTGCCTAAGAGCAAAGCAGTGCAGAGTGTGTAAACGTAAGCAGTGTGCAACGGTCATGGCTCGCTACTGGTTTCGCATGGGTGATGGCGTGTAAACGCGGTATGTGGCGACCCCGCCGTACCCCGACCCCCCAGATGCACCGCTTACCTCCCCCTCCCGCATCTACGCTCTAATCCACTCTAACAATTCTTTTCCCCCAAACACCTCCCCCTTCTTACTGCAAACTTACACCACCGGGTATATATAATTTTGAGAAAAGACTTGCGAACGTTCGTATATGCGTTTAAACTCTGCTGCGTTTACACATGGAAGACAAAAATGTTGAGTTCGCTAGAACGAATATTTTGCGCAGCAAAATGACCCCAAGACGACAACTCGTCTTAGACTTCATTAAGGCGTATATCCGTATACACGGGATAGCTCCGTCTTATGAGGTTGTTGCCCGTGGATTGAAGATGAAATCAAAGGCGAACATCCATAGGATTGTTCATCGGCTTCAGGCCGATGGGTACTTGTCGGTAAAACCACACAAGTTTCATTCGATCAGGATTGTGGATAGATCGGTTAAAGAGATGGCGGCTTTATGAGTCTCTTGACCCGTGAAGAGATCATTGAGTACTTAGGTATAGTTAGTACATTGCCGCCGGAAGACAGGGCAAAGGTTTATCAGCTACTAGAGATGGACAGGGTTGAGCGTTGTCAGGAGAGTTTTCTCTACTTTGTTACCCAGATGTGGCCCGGGTTTATCTCAGGTAAGCACCACACAATCATGGCAAACGCTTTTGAGCGTGTTGCCGCTGGTACTCTTAAGCGGTTGATCATCAATATGCCTCCCCGGCATACCAAGTCAGAGTTTGCCTCCTACCTGCTGCCATCATGGTTTCTGGGTAAATACCCGGAGAAGAAGATTATCCAGACTGCCCACACCGCAGAGCTTGCAGTTGGCTTTGGGCGTAAGGTAAGGAATCTGGTGCAGTCGGAGAACTACCAGAAGGTGTTTGACACCAAGCTGTCGTCAGATTCAAAGGCCGCAGGCCGGTGGAACACCGACAAAGGCGGCGACTACTTTGCTATTGGTGTCGGCGGAGCGGTTACAGGTAAAGGCGCAGATGTATTGATCATTGATGATCCTCATTCGGAGCAGGAAGCTAGGCAAAACAACCCCACAGTCTTTGATGGGGTGTATGAGTGGTACACATCTGGCCCGCGACAGCGTTTACAGCCGGGTGGAGCCATCATTATTGTGATGACCCGCTGGGCAAAGCGTGATTTGACAGGTCAAATCATCAAGAATTCAGAGAAAGGCGGCGTAGATGACTGGGAAATCATTGAATTCCCTGCAATTCTGCCCTCTGGAACCCCTTTATGGCCCGGATTCTGGTCAAAAATTGAGCTAGAAGCGCTAAAAGCAGAGCTTCCCACAGCAAAATGGGAGGCGCAGTACCAACAGAACCCTACAGGCAATGAGTCAGCCATCATTAAGCGCGATATGTGGCGGATTTGGGAGGGAGATACCCCTCCTTCTTGTGAGTATCTAATCCAAAGCTGGGATACCGCCTTTGAAAAGAACAACAGGGCCGATTACTCGGCCTGCACAACATGGGGGATCTTCCAGCACCCTGACTCTATGGGTAACCTGAAGCCCAACATCATTGTCCTTGACTCGTTTAAACAGCGCATGGAGTTCCCGGAGCTTAAGAAGCGTGCATTTGATACATGGAAGGAATGGAACCCAGACACATTGATCGTTGAGAAGAAAGCGGCGGGTGCGCCGCTTATCTATGAGCTTCGTCAGATGGGAATCCCTCTTGAGGAGTACACACCAAGCAAAGGAAGCGATAAGATAGCGCGTGTAAACGCGGTATCAGACCTATTCTCATCTGGCTTGGTCTGGTGTCCAGATACCCGGTGGGCTGACGAGTTGATGGAAGAACTCGCAGCCTTTCCCAATGGCGATAACGATGACCTTGTTGACTCCTCTAGTCAGGCATTGCTTCGTTTCCGCCGGGGCGGGTTCATTCAAATTGACTCAGATGAGCAAGATGAAGTCAAGTATTTCAAAGGCCGCAGAACAGAGCGGTATTACACCGTTTAAGGATACAAAATGGCAACAAGTTCAATGGATAAAGGTTTGTACGCAGCCCCTCTGGGCATGGAGCAAGAGATGGACGCTCCTATTGAGATTGAAATTGAAAACCCGGAATCCGTTGATATAGGCATCGGCGGTCTTCAAATCCACATAGAACCCGACACCGCAGATGACTTCGATGTCAATCTAGCAGAGTTCATGGACGATTCTGATATCAAGGGCCTGTCCTCGGAACTTATAGATGATTTTGATAAAGATACCCGCGATCGCAGAGACTGGATTCAAACCTACGTAGAGGGCTTAAAGCTTCTGGGTCTGCGTTATGAGGAGCGTACAGAACCTTGGCAAGGAGCCTGCGGGGTGTTCCACCCCATGTTGACGGAGTCTGTTGTTAGGTTTCAGTCAGAAGGAATAACTGAGACATTCCCAGCAATGGGGCCGGTAAAGACCAAAATTATTGGTAAAGAAACACCGGAGACAGAAGAAGCTGCCGCAAGAGTTCAAGAAGACATGAACTACCAGCTGACGGAAGTTATGACTGAGTACCGCCCAGAGCATGAAAAGCTCCTGTGGTCTTTGCCCATTACCGGCTCCGCCTTCAAAAAGGTCTACTACGACCCAAGTAAAGGCCGTCAGATGGCGGTGTTCATCCCCGCAGAAGACTTGGTCGTCCCTTACGGCGCAAGAGATATTGAATCCTCAGAGCGCGTTACCCATGTAATGCGCAAAACAAAGAATGAAGTATTGAAGCTGCAAGAGTCGGGTTTCTACCTAGATACTGACCTTGGCGAGCCAAGCTACGAACTTGATGATGTTGAAGAACAAAAATCTAAAGAGAGCGGCATGTCCGCCATTCAAGATGATCGCTACCGCATCCTAGAGATGCATGTCGATATCGATCTACCCGGTTTTGAGCATGAGAATAAAAAAGGTGAGAAGACAGGCATTGCCCTGCCTTATGTAATCACGGTAGAAAAATCATCTGGCGAAATTCTTTCAATCAGGAGAAATTGGTATGACGGAGATCCCTTGCACATCAAGAGACAGCACTTCGTGCATTATCAATACATCCCCGGTGATGGCTTCTATGGCTATGGTCTTATCCACCTTATCGGAGGATACGCAAAAAGTGCAACGATGCTCATCCGCCAGCTTGTGGATGCGGGAACACTCTCAAACCTACCCGGGGGCCTCAAGTCTCGCGGTCTTCGCATCAAAGGTGATGACACGCCGATCCAACCCGGAGAGTTCCGCGACGTAGATGTGCCTTCGGGTTCTATCCGCGACAACATCCTTCCTCTTCCGTACAAGGAGCCAAGTCAGGTTCTATTTGCCTTGTTCCAGAATATTGTTGAAGAAGGCCGCTCTTTTGCCAACGGCGGAGACATGAATGTCTCTGATATGTCTGCCCAAGCCCCGGTAGGCACAACCTTGGCAATTCTGGAAAGAACCCTGAAGGTCATGGGCGCAGTCCAGTCCCGTATGCATTTCTCCATGAAGCAAGAGTTTAAGCTTCTCAAAGTAATAATTGCCGACTACGCGCCAGAAGACTACGACTACGAGCCGGAAGATGGTAGCCGCGCAGCCCGTAAATCGGACTATGACTCCACAGACGTTATCCCGGTCAGTGACCCTAATGCCTCAACAATGGCGCAGAAGATTGTCCAGTACCAAGCAGTCCTCCAGTTGGCCCAAGGCGCACCCCAGTTGTATGACCTGCCTTTACTGCACCGTCAAATGATTGAAGTTCTAGGGGTCAAGAACGCCAATAAGCTTGTCAAAACTGAAGATGATCAAGTCCCAACTGACCCGGTGCAGGAAAACCAGAATGTCATGACAAATCAGCCGGTCAAAGCATTTGTCCAGCAAAACCATGAGGCCCACATCCAAGTCCACATGATGGCATTGCAAGACCCAAAGATTGTCCAAATCATTGCCCAGAACCCGCAGGCCCAGATGATTCAGGCTGCAATGCTTGCCCACATCAATGAGCATGTGGGCTTTCAGTACCGCATGGAGATTGAGAAGCGAATGGGTATTTCTATCCCTGTTGAAGACCAAAACAAGCAAATTCCACCGGAGATGGCAAATCACATTGCCATTATGGCTGCGGAAGCTGCCAAACAATTGTTCCAGCAGAACAACCAAGAGGCCCAGCAACAACAAGCCCAGCAACAGATGCAAGACCCAATTGTCCAGATGCAAATGCAAGAACTCCAGATTAAACAGGGAGAGTTGCAGCTAAAGCAGCAGAAACAGCAAATTGATGCTGCGGCTAAGGCAGACCAAATCAGGGTAGAAGAGTCCCGGATTGCGGTTCAAAAGGAAATTGCCTTTATGCAAGTTGCAGCAAACTCTGCCGCAAAGCTTGATCAAATGAATAAGAAATCTGAATCTGACGGCGCTCGTCTGGGCGTTGACATTCAAAAACATCGCGCACAAATGGCGATGCAAAACGCGCAGAAAACTGCGCAACAACTTCCTAATAAACCCAAGAAAGGTTGAATATGGATGCAACTCATGTCTTAAGGCATGTGCGAACTGAGCTTGAAAAAATCCGCGCAGATCAGGCGGAGTTCATAGCCAGCGGGAGAGTAGCTGATTTTGCCGAGTATCGGCATGTTTGCGGGGTGCTTCGAGGTCTTGACCGCGCAAATGAGTTAGTAACCGACCTTGCGAAGAAAATGGAGTTATCCGATGACGACTGAATTTGACGTTGAAGCAATAGACCTTACAAAGGTCTTAAATGCCACAGCCGAGGAGAAGGCCAAACAACTACCTGAACCTAAACGGTTCATGCTGCTATGTGTAGTTCCTGAAGCGATGGAAGAGTTCGCTGACAGCGAGATTGGGATTGTCAAATCAAGCCAGTCCATGTATTACGAAGAAGTACTGACCCCAGTCCTTTTCGTGGTCAAGCTTGGCCCCGATGCCTATAAAGACACTACACGGTTCCCCGGTGGCCCATCGTGTAAGGAGGGTGACTTTGTCATCGTCCGTCCCAATTCAGGCACTCGCCTGAAGATTCATGGTCGTGAATTCCGCCTCATCAATGATGATTCGGTTGAAGCGGTTGTGGAAGATCCTCGCGGAATCACCCGCGCATCATAAGGAGCAAACATGGCAACATACGAAGCAGAGTACAAATTCCCAGACGAAGAAACCCCGGAGAAAGAAGAAAAGCTTTCTGTCGAGATTGAGGACGACACACCCGAATCCGATAGGGGTAGAAAAAGTTCTGGCCCAATAAATGACCCGGAAGATGAAGAGCTTTCCCAGTACAGCAAAGATGTACAAGACCGGGTCGGCAAACTCAAGCGCGGCTACCACGATGAACGCAGAGCCAAAGAAAGGGCTGAGCGGGAACGTCAGGCCGCAGAAGATTTTGCCCGTCAGGTGTATGACGAAAACAAGCGTTTAAAGGGACAGCTTAAAACCGGCAGCGAAGTTTTCATTGAGCAAAACAAATCCACAGCGCAGATGTCGCTGGAAACAGCCAAAAAGAAATACAAGGAAGCTTACGAGTCCGGGGATTCTGATGGTGTTGCGGATGCGCAAATGGAGATCACCAAGGCGACTCTCAGGATTGACCGGGCAGAACAGATGCGCCCAATCGACGAACCGGAAGCTGTGGCCCCGCAGGCAGCGCAGAAACCTAACGTCACTCCCCGCACGCAGGAGTGGATTGATGACAACGTAAAGTGGTTTGGCGTAGACGATGAAATGACTATGGCGGCGATGGGGCTTGACAAGAAGCTCAAAACCCAATATGGTGACAACTATGCGGGTACTGAAGAGTATTTCCGTACCATCGATAAAACGATGCGCAAAAGATTTCCTGAGCATTTCGATGTTCAGCGCCATGAGGACGATGACGACTCAAACAAGTCATCAGATACGGATGAGGAACCTCCTCGCCGCGCAAAACCAGCTTCCGTCGTGGCCTCGGCTACACGAAGCACACCCCCTACCCGTATAAAGCTAACAGCATCTCAAGCCGCCATTGCGCGTCGTCTTGGCGTGCCTATAGAGGATTATGCGAAACAGGTTGCAAACTTAAGAAGGAATGGCTGAAATGGATCAAGTTCAAACGCCCGAAAAGGCTCAAAACCGCAAGCCCCGTGACTTGGAGACTCGACAAGAAATGCAGCGCCCAACGGCGTGGCGTGTTCCCGAGGCTCTACCGTCCCCCGATCCCCGTCCTGACTGGGCGCATCGCTGGATTCGGACAAGCACACTGGGTCAATCCGACGCAGCAAACATTTCTTCTAAATTTCGAGAGGGCTATGAACCCGTGAAAGCGGAAGATTACCCAGAGCTAATGATGCACGCATCTACGGATGGTCGCTTCAAAGGCAGCATCGAAATTGGTGGGTTGATTCTTTGCCGCATACCGGCTGAGTTCATGAAACAACGGGATGCTCACTTCACCCGTCAGAACAAGGCTCAGATGGATTCGGTGGATAACACCTACATGAGAGATAACGACCCACGTATGTCGAAATTCTCAGAAAGATCGACAAAAGTGACATTTGGCACAGGTACATAAACTTTTTCAAAGGAGTCTTAAATGGCTTATCCAACGGTATCAGCCCCATACGGGCTAAAGCCGATCAACTTGATTGGCGGTTTGCCTTTTGCTGGAGCAACTACAATGCTGCCCATCCAGTATGGCGACTCTGTATCTATTTTCTATGGTGACATAGTAAAAATTACACAGGGTTTCATTTCACGTATTTCTGTTTCGACTGGTAGTGGTGGCGCAGGCATGATTGGGGTTTTCCTCGGTTGCTCCTTTACCAACCCTGCAACAGGTCAAAAACAGTATCAGCAAAGCTGGCCCGGCGGTACGCTGTCAGGCGATGCAATGGCGTATGTATCAGACGATCCAAACGCAATTTATAAAGCTGTTGTTTGCTCTGCCACAACCGTAGTTGCCTCTGGTAGCTGGGCGATGGTTGGTCAAAACTATCAGATGATTAACAACACTCCCGCTAATACCGTACCCGGAAACTCCGCAAATGCTTTGTTGTTTTCAGCAACATTGACAACTGCAACCTTCCCGATGCGTGTAGTAGGTGTTGCGCAGGACACGGCTGTTTCTCAAAGTGCTACCGGAAGTTCTTCCTCAACTACCATTACTTTGACAGGTACTGGTTTAACTTCGGCTTTGGTTTCTGGTTCTGATGTGTCTTATATTGCTGCAAACGGGCAAATCATTCACACTGGTTCTTTTACCACCACCGCCAAAGTTGCTGGAGATACCTCCATCACCATTAACGTAGCAACGTCTGCA